CCATGCAAATCGGCATCTACGCGACCGATCCTGACGAGGGAGAAATCCTCTACGCCATCACGCAAGCTGAGAGCGGCAAAGGAACGGAAGTTCCGTCCGAAACCGAATCTCCCGGCTATATTGCCGAGTGGGTGTTCTACTTTCAATTCGGACAGGCAGATTCCGTTGAGCTTGTCGTGTCCCCTTCAGACACCGTCACCATCGTCATGCTCAATAAAGACCTGGCAAAAAAAGCAGACGTCAATCTCGGGAATGTAGATGGCGCGGACTTCGCCAAGAAGACCATCGAATCCCAGCCGGAAATGATTTATGACGCCACATCGGATGATGGCGTGGCTTACACCGCTACCGTTCCGGGCGTTACAGAACTGTATCCTGGATTGAAGATAACCTTGCAGCTCTCTCGGACGTCGGCCAGCATAACCCCCACGCTGGACGTCAATGGATTGGGCGCCAAGGGCATCCGACAACCGCTGACAGGTAACAGCGTCGCCACTACGACGGCAGCCATGGATACGTGGCTTAATGCCGCCTGTCCCATCACAATGACGTTCACAGGCACGCTGTGGAAAGTGGACTTTATGAGACCATCTGCCGCGTACCTTTACGGCTCCGTCCCGATTGAAGGGGGAGGCACAGGGGCAAACAACGCCGAGGCGGCGCGAAAGAACCTCGGCATCACGGGTCTGCTTAATGTGATACCGACCGAATATACGGACGCGTACATGCCAACAGGGAGCGGTTGGTATACCGGATACGTGAAAGTTGTCGATGAGATAGACGATAGTGAATACTACCAATCGCTCGGTGTTTTTTACTACGATTCATCTATGCGTTTACCCCTGCAGATATGCGAATGGCGTAAATACTATTCGTCAACAACATATGATTATCTCGATTTTTACGTTAGTATTTCATCACGAAAAATCATTGGAAGAATACAAGACGGCATTACCTACACCTTTTTCCTCGCCAAACTTTCTTAATGTGTAATTTTTTTTGGAGGTACAACTAAATATGTCTAATCCCAACTTTGATCCCCAAATTTCCTCGAACACCGTCTGGTACGGTGACCAGGAAGCAGTCTGCCTCACCGACGTAGTGGATGGCAAGGCAGAAGCCGACCACACCCACGCAGGGTATGCTGCGGCGAACCACGAGCACGATGGATACGCCGACGCAAATCATACCCACGCAGGGTATGCTGCGGCGAACCATGAGCATACCGACTATGCGGACGTCAACCACAATCACACCGAGTATGCAGACGCCGACCACACCCACACAGGCTATGCTGGGGTAAACCATGAGCATACCGGCTATGCGGATGCCAATCACAGCCACTCTCCCGCCGCCATCGGGGCCGCTCCTGTCTCGCACACCCACGATTATGCGGCGTCCACGCACACTCACGCTCAGTCCGATATTACCGGTATGATTGCCGCCCTGGCTTCCAAGGCGGAGGCAACCCATGACCACACCCTGGCACAGGTCGTCGGGCTCGTTGCGGCTTTGGCAGCCAAGGCTGACCTTGTGGATGGCAAGGTACCCGCATCCCAGCTTCCCGCCTTCGTGGACGATGTCGTAGAGTATGCGGCTGTGGCGAATTTCCCCACCACCGGCGAGGCCGGAAAGATTTACGTCGCAACCGGCAACAACAAGAGCTACCGCTGGAGCGGAACCACTTATGTGGAAGTCGCTGGCGGCGTGGCTCTCGGTGAGACCTCCGCTACCGCATACCGTGGCGACCGCGGCAAGACCGCCTATGAGCACAGCCAGAACGGCGACGTCCACGTGACCGCCGCCCAGAAGACCGCGTGGGACGGTAAGGCTGCAGGCGACCATACCCATAACTACGCCGCTACTTCGCATACCCATTCGCCCGCGAGCATCGGTGCGGCTGCTGAAAGCCATGGTCACAGCTACAACGATCTGACCGACAGGCCCTCCATCCCCTCCATCCCCGCAAGCCTGCCCGCCAACGGCGGCAACGCTGACACCGTGGACGGAATGCACTCTACGGATTTTGCTGCCGCCAGCCATACCCATAGCGGCTTTGCAACCAGCGGCCACAACCACGATTCAGCGTACATCGCCAAGTCGATGCAGTTTACCGCGGACAACGGCGGCGTGAAACTCTCGGTAACCTTGAACAGCGGCAATAACGTCCTCACTGTTATCGCGGGGCTGTCCGTCGGCGTCTATACTATCTACTCTCAGTCCGGCGTCCCCGGCAATCCGAAGACTACCGAAGCTTGGCGCTTGGTTGTCCACAAGACCAACAGTACGGTCATCTGGGTGTTGGGGTTCGGCTCCATGGGCTCCGTGTACAGCAACTACTACTCTGACAACGCATGGATTGGCTGGAAGTGCCTCCATGACGCCAATCCCGACGCTCTTTGGACGGGCAATTTCTACATGAACGCGGTTCATACCGTAACACCGGCCAAGAAACTGTCCGAATGCCGATCCGGCTGGGTGCTGGTATGGAGCGACTACAATCCCGACACCAACACCGTTGCCAACGAGGACTTTGTTACCTCGGTAATCTACAAGAGGAAACCCGACGGAACCGCATGGTCGGGACAGTCCCACTACTTCGATATTCCCCGCTATATCGGCGATACCGCCGCCGACGTCACGACTGAAAGCCGAATCATGAAGCGTCTTTATGTGTATGACAATAAGCTCGTTGGATATGAGTTCAACAATCAGAGCAACGCACGAAAAGACGTCGTCCTCCGCGCCGTATACGAATTCTAATACCGAAGACAGGAGGGAACACCATGCACGACGATATAGAAATAGAACATCGCCTTACAGCGGTGGAAAAGCTCTCCGGTAGCAATCGCCATAGACTGGACGAGGTGGAAAAAAGGCAAGACAACCTTGATAGCATCGTCTCCGCCGTAGCCTGCTTGAAGCAGGAGCAAGGACACATCCAAGCGGATGTGCAGGAGATTAAAAAAGATGTCAAAACCTTGAACGAAAAACCCGCAAAACGTTGGGAAAAGGTCCTTGAGGTTGCCGTCACAGCCATCATCTCGGCTGTTATCGGATTCATCATTGCAGCGATAGGTCTCAAATAAAAAATGAATAAAGAACCCCGGCGATAGCCTTGTGCTGTCGTCGGGGTATCTCTATCAAATACAACACAGGAGTGAAGACACCATGACAATGACAGGACAACAACTTGCAGACAAAGTAACCAAGATCGCGAAAGAATACAAGACCTGCTACATCTGGGGAGGGCTCGGAAAACCCATCACCGCCCAAACAATCCAGCAAGCTATCAACCAATATCCAAAGAATGATACATATGCAGCTAAAGCACAGACTCTCGCTGGCAAGAAGAAAGCCTTTTATTTTGACTGTGTGGGACTTATTAAGTCTGTCCTATGGGGATGGAGCGGCGACAGCAGTAAGAGCCTTGGAGGGGCAAAATATGCCTCTAACGGGGTGCCTGACATCTCCGCCGACCAGATGATAACCAAATGCAGCGGCGTCAGCACGAATTTCTCCGGGCTGCAGGTCGGAGAGCTGCTGTGGTGCAAGGGGCACGTCGGCATTTATATCGGAGAGGGACTCGCTGTGGAATGTACGCCAAAATGGGATGGCGGCGTTCAGATCACCGCCGTCGGGAACGTCGGCAGCAAGTACGGATATCACACTCGCGTCTGGACAAAGCATGGTAAGCTTCCGTATGTGACCTACACCAAGGCAAGCAGCACGTCCACAAAGAAGACGTCCTCCGTGAAGCTGGACCCAGCCAAGTCGTATAATGAAGCCTACGCCGGGACATACACCGTCAAAGCGGTATGGTTAAATATGCGCAAAGGAGCGGGTACCACAAAGAACGTCGTCAAGACTCTGCCGAAAGGGCGCAAGGTGACCTGCTACGGTTACTACACAAAAAACGGCTCCACACCATGGCTCTATGTGGTGGATCAGAAGACCGGAGCGACGGGGTACTGCTCAAAAAAATACCTCAAATAAATGAAACGTTTTACTACAGAAAAATGTAATGACTTTTGTAATGACACGAAGACCGGACATCAGCGCCGGTCTTTTTTTGATATCATGATATCAATACAAAGGAGGTTATAACCATGAACCACAAAGAGAGGCTTATTGAAATGTACAAAGAGGCGGCGCTGGACGCCTACCGTGCGCTTGAGGAATCGAAAGACACCGAGTATGGAGCCCCACAGAGGGAGCTATTCGCCGAAAAGTACGGTCGGAGGCAGGCATACGCCCGCGTTTTGAGGGAGCTGCACGACGTCCGCCCGGAAGAGTTTCAACAAATTCTTGATAATTTGCACAAATGAGCGCGCCGTTTTTGTACAAAACGTAGAAAACAGAAAACTTTCAGAAAACCGCTTGAAATTTACCAGAAAAGTGGTATAATATACTCACAGCAAACGCACAGAAACAAGACAGAAAAATAACAGAAAGAGGAAACAAAAGCATGTTTAAAGCGGGTGACATAGTACAAGCAAAAAAAGAGTGGTTAGCCCCCTACGAAACGCAAGAGGACACGATGGGAATTGTTGTTGATTATAATCCCGACAATGATTATCTCCAAATTGGAGTCTTAAACCCTCAAGACTATGCGCTTCCGCCCATATTTAACGGCAGAGGATGCTATTATGAGGTAGTAAAAAACTGACATGAAAGTTTACAGAAAGCTCACGCTTGAGGAGCGAAAGAAGACGTTCGACAATTATCAAGCCCTCTGTGCAGAGCACAGCGAACTGATACCTTTTGAGGACTTCGACCAGTACGACCGCGAACAAGAAAAGCTCGACCTGGTCTTCGATGCCGAGACGCTTGAATGCCTCGGATGAACCGCGCACATAAAGAAAGGAAAGTAACATGAAACTGTACGACCTCGCAATGACAATCGAGCACGCTGACCAAAAGGTCCGCGTGCTTGACAGCAAAACCCAGCGCGAGTGCTTTTCGGGCACCGCCGACCAGCTCCTCGACTATTCCGGGCTCAATTATAGAAGGGTGACCGGAATATCCCTTGAGGGCGACGTACTGAAAGTACGGGCGAAGGTATAAGCGTATGAAGGTGAAAGACGTTTTGAAAGGCTTGCAATCAAAATACGATTTGCAAGAAATCAATATTATTGAACCCGATAGGGTCATTTATAGCGGAACCCTTGACGGTTGGAAAGCAACCTCGGTCGATATGATTCTATACAAGAAGAAAATCGAAAGCCAAGAAGTAGAGCACAAAATTATATTTAACAATCGTAAAGCATTCTTGTTTATAGCGCCGATTGGTGCATTTTACCCTGTAAAGTAACACCACCAGAGCGTTCTATATCACAGAACACAGAACAATAGAAAGGAGGAACCACCATGAAAAAGATTATCCAAGCAATCGCAGACTTCTTTACCGGCTTTGCGGTGGTGCTCGACGAGAGCCGCCGCACCAATGAGGACGGCTCCTGGGACAAGTATTGGGAGCGCCGCAACCGCAGAGAAGCGCGCAGAGAGGCAAAAATCGCCCACAAGCGCACAAAAAGCCAAGCTTGGCAGAGTTGAACGCCGAGCCGAATAAAACGCGCCACGCGGCAAATTTTCGGCATCGTGGCGGCAAAATCAGGAGGAAGCAGACATGACAAACACAAAATTCCCGCTCGGAACGCTCGTCATCACCCCAAACGCAAAGGCGGCACTCGACGCACTCGATGCAAACGGACTCGCTGAGATGTTCATCGCGCTCATGGGAAGACACGCAAAGGGCGATTGGGGCGAAATCTCGGATGACA